AGATACAAATAAGTTTCCTGATGGGCCTTGGTGTAAAAAAGGTGATTGGGTGATCTTTGCACGTTATGCAGGGTCAAGATTAAAAATTGATGGCGGTGATTTAAGACTCTTGAATGATGATGAAATTCTTGCTATAATACAGGACCCGACTGACATATTACATATGTAGTCGATCTTGCAAATAATTAACCATGGAGAACAAGAACCATGCCTGAGGCACAAAAAGAAGTAAAAGAGGAACAATTAGTTCCCATTGACACCAGCGGAGATTCCGTTGATGTTGAATTAGATGAATCCAAAGTAAAACCAGCTGAAGAAGAAGTTGTTGAAGAACAACCGAAGGAAGAAGCTGCACCTGAACCAGAAAAAACGGAAGAAGAAAAACCGTCAACGGACAAAGGTGAGCACGAAGACTATAGTGAAAAAGTTAATAAACGAATTTCTAAACTTGTTGGTAAACTTCGCGAATCAGAACGCAGAGAAGATGCAGCAATTAAATATGCATCTGGTTTAAAAAATAAACAAGCACAACTTGAAGGACAGCTAGCAAATTTAAATCAAAATTATGCTGACACAATGGAAACCGCTTCTACATCACAAGTTGAAGAAGCAAAGTTAAGATTAAAAAAAGCAATTGAAGAAGGCGATGTAAATGCTCAAGCTGACGCTCAAACTATTTTAGCTCGTGCATCACTTGATGCTGAAAGAGCAAAGATTCAAAAAGAACAACTTGAACATCAAGCTAAACAGTTTCAACAACAAAAAGAAGTTCCAGTTAATCCAGTTTATACTCAACAACCCACACCACAAGCTTCACCACCAGATCCAAAAGCACAATCTTGGGCTGAGAAAAATGAGTGGTTTGGTAAAGATGAAGCAATGACATATACAGCATTTGCTGTGCATCGAAAACTTGTTGAACAACAAGGATATGATCCAAGATCTGATGAATATTATGAAGAAATTGATCGTCAGATACAAGAACAGTTTCCAAATAAGTTTGAAGTAGAAAAAAGCAAAAAAACAGTTGACCAAACTGTTGCACCTGCTGTAAAGTCTACTAATTCCAAACATGGAAAACGAACTGTAAGACTCACACCCTCACAGGTTGCAATCGCTAAAAAGCTAGGTGTGCCATTAGAAGAATACGCTAAATACGTGAAGGAGTAGCATATGAATAAAAAAACAAGAACCTCACGCTCATCTCAAACTAGAGAGAAAACTGCCAGAAGGCAGCCTTGGCGACCACCATCTAGGTTAGACGCGCCAACTCCTCCAGCTGGATTCAAATATCGTTGGATTCGTGCTGAAGTTATGGGCCAAGAAGACAAAAAGAATGTATCAGCTCGAATGAGAGAAGGATACGAACCAGTTAGACTGGAAGAACTTGGAGATTTTGAAGCCCCAACTGTTGAGGACGGCACAATGAAAGGCGTCGTATCCGTAGGTGGATTACTGCTAGCCAAAATACCTGAAGAAATTGTTGAGGAACGAAATTCATATTTTGCTCAACAAACGCGGGAACAACAGCAAGCTGTTGATAACAATCTTCTAAGGGAGCAGCATCCTAGTATGCCTATAGACAATCCAAATAGGCAATCGAGAGTAAGCTTTGGCGGTGCAAAAGAATCTAAATAGATTTTACACCTAACAACATTGTTCAAAGATTTGGATTAATAACTAATAATTTATTAGTCTAAGGAGGACTATAATTATGGCAAATCAAGACGCAGCCTTTGGGTTTAGACCTACAAGGCATTTAAGTGGCGGTCAGATGCGTACTGAAGAGTATGCTATAGCAGCTAACTACAATACAGCGATTTATACTGGACAAGTAGTTGAAGCAGTAGCAGCTGGAGGTATCGAAGCAGCAGCAGCTGGAGACACACAACAATTAGGTGTTTTCGGTGGATGTTTTTACACTGACCCAACAACAAGTAAACCAACATACAATGCGTACTATCCAGCAAGCACAAATGCTTCTGATATTGTTGCGTATGTTTACGCAGATCCTGATATTGTGTTTGAAGCACAACATGATGGAACTGGAACAGCAGCTATGAATCACTCAGCTTTGGATTTTGCAGGAGTAGGCGGTAGTACAACTACTGGTATCTCTACTTCTGAACTTGCTACCTCTACTTCTGGTACAGGTGCTGGATTCAAACAAATTGGAATCTCAAAAGATCCTGAAAATAGTGATACTAGTTCTGCTAATGCAAATGCTTATTGTGTATTTAGCACAGGTGAGCACGTGTATAAACTCATAACAGCAGTATAGGAGGATTTAAACTATGGCTATAAACAGAGCACAACTTGCTAAAGAGTTAGAACCTGGTTTGAATGCACTATTCGGACTAGAGTACGCACAATACGAAAACCAACATGCTGAAATTTTTGACACAGAAAATTCTGATAGAGCTTTTGAAGAAGAAGTAATGCTATCAGGTTTTGGTGCAGCATCAGTTAAGCCTGAAGGAACTTCAGTTAACTTTGATTCTGCAACTGAGTCATTCACAGCACGTTATACGCACGAGACAGTAGCACTTGCTTTCTCAATAACTGAAGAGGCTGTAGAGGATAACCTTTACGATAAAGTCAGCACTCGTTATACAAAAGCACTTGCACGTTCAATGGCACACACTAAACAAGTAAAAGCTGCAAACGTATTAAACAATGCGTTTGATTCAAGCTTTACTGGTGGTGATGGTAAGGAGCTTTGCGCTACTGACCACTCAACAACTAGTGGAAACCAAAAGAACGAATTGTCAACAGCTGCAGACCTTAACGAAACATCATTAGAGCAAGCAATGATTGACATTGCAGCTTTTGCTGATGATAGAGGTCTAAAAGTTGCTGCCAAAGCTCGTAAGATGATCATTCCATCAGCTTTACAATTCACAGCAGAAAGACTTATGAAGTCTGCTGGTAGAACTGGAACTGCTGACAATGATACTAACGCGTTGAAAAGCATGGGTATGATTCCTGAAGGTTATGTAGTTAATAACTACTTAACTGACACAGACGCATTCTTCATTAAGACGGATGTGCCTAACGGGATGAAACATTTCCAAAGAGCAGCAGTTGCTACTTCTATGGAAGGTGACTTCGAAACTGGTAACGTTAAATACAAAGCTAGGGAAAGATACAGCTTCGGCTTCTCTGACTGGCGTGGTATTTTTGGTTCACCAGGCGCTTAATTCTTAAAAGCAAAGAACAAATTGAGGGCGGCTTCGGCCGCCCTTTTTTATTGTATTCACAATAAATAAAGAGTATATTAATCCCACTACACATTTTAAAACAGTCAGCATAGACTCGTGTAGTAGACAACGTCTCGGACTATGTTGGCGGAAAAGGAGACCTATATGGCTAAAACAACTTTTTCCGGTCCGGTCAGATCAGAAAATGGCTTTGAAGTAGTTGAAAAAAATGCAACTACTGGAGTTATTACTAATCGTGGCAGGATTGGGAGCACAAAAAATGCTGATAGATTCTATTTAGAAGAATATTGGTATCAAAGACCAGGACTTAATGCGGTTAACATTATTGATCCTGATGCAGACGATGCATCAGCATTAGCAGTTACTCAAGCAGCTAATAAGAACTTTGAAGTTCTTGGAACAAACATGACAACTGCACTTTGTACTTTTAACTCTACAGCAGCTGGTATAATCTTAACAACAGCTGGTGCTGATCAAGACCAAGCTATTGTTCTGCCTCACTTAGATACAAACCAAACAATTTGGAGTGGAACTAAATGGGGAACAGAAAACCAAGTAGAATGGGAATGTTCAATAAACACTAATGCAATTGATAACCAAAAAGTTTGGGCTGGTTTAAAATTAACAAATGATCAATTAGTAGCAACTGATGATGATCAAGCGTTTTTTAAATTTCAAACAGACGCTACTAATTCAGAAGCATTTACTGATTTTACTAAATGGCATTTTGTACATAGTATTGGTGGAACTGATTACATTAGTCAATTACCAATTACTGTTGCAGCTAACACTAATTATCATTTTAGAATTAAATTTGATTCTGACAGAAAAATGGAAATTTTTGTTAATGGTATTCAGTATAACATCACTGACACTTCTGGCAGTACTGGTGGAACAGCGGTTACAGAAACAGCACAGCAACAAGATTCAAAA